TGAAAGACGTGAAGGAAAATCTAGCATCTGTGATATGAAGAATCTCCAGTCTTTATCCTCATTAAAGGTGATTTGTTGGTGTTCCATACGTCCTTGGAGTGACCAAGTGATACGTTCTGACTTCTTTTTACCACCATGACGTAGTTCATCGATGTGAATAAACCTATCATTGGACCTCATCTCATCTTCTAGGTACGGCATGATAGCGTTTTTCAAAGAACCAGTCTCAATACCAACTGTAGTAGCCTCATTTACTGCAGCAGCTTTAAGAATCTTGTTAGCAGTCTCTTTAATAGACCACCTTCCGTGCATAATATCTTTAACCCACCACTTATCTCTATCAACCTTAACAATAGCAATAGCCGTTTCGTCTAATTTCGATGATTTAAGTCCCCTTTCCTTCTCAGAAGATTCAAAACCAGCAGGGTCTACAGCAATAACGTAGTTTCCTTCCTCAGGTTCAGTACCTTGTAAGAACCATTCCTCTTTAAAGATACCACCAGAGAATGTTTCAAAGGATGCCTCGAACTCTTGTCTAAATGCCATAGATGACATAGACTTTCTAGCAGCCTCAATCTCATCTTCTGGTATATAAGGGTTATCAGTAGAGTTATAAGAGAAGACCTCCCAGTCATCATCATGTTTAGCTTCCATGTACAAGTCATAGAAGTGATTCTTACCCGCAGGTGTACCAATAAACATAGCACCACCTCTTACGTCAGCTAATGTAGGACGAATAATCATCTCCCAGACATCAGGTCTCATTGAAGCGTACTCATCCATAACAACATAAGCAAGACCAACACCACGTAAGGTATCAGGTCTGTCAGAACCTTTAAGGAATATCTTTCTACCATTAGTTAGTGTTAAACGAGCTGTGTTTTCATAGGCATCAGCAATCAAGTCTCCACCTAAGTCTTTTAACATATTCCACATAATATCCTTTGCTTGTTGAAAGGTAGGACCAATGTAGAAGACATCCTTAGATGTAGATTGTAAAGCAGTTATAAGTAGAATCCAAGCAGCTAAACGGCTCTTACCAAAGCGCCTTCCAGCAGCAACAACCTTAAATCTAGCTTTAGAGTTGAATATATCTAACTGAGCAGGATGTAGCTCAACATTCAAAGTACCCATTAGTTATCTTCTTCAACTAACTCAGCAATGACAACATCATCTCTCTTAGTCTTAGGATTCTTAAGAACCTTATCTTTAGCCATCTCTTCAATCTGAGCTGAGGTCCCAACATTAATAATAAGACCATCCTCAGACTTAGTGTGTTTAATCTCTACAGCTTTCTGAGCAGGAACAATTCTATCCATACACATCTTAAGACAATGAACATCACCTTTAAGAGCCTTAGCAATGACAACTTCAACAATCTCTTCTCCCCTAGAACTTAAGAGTTCTCTAGCAAGTTGAGTGTATTTATTAACAGAACCTTTAGGTCTTCCCTTAGGGTTTAGAACTTGACCTTTCTTTACCAAGTGAGGCATAGTCTTTCTTTTATCATCTACCTTAGTAGAGACATTCTTCATTCTAGCCATTGTTTAATTCTCCATATAGGTTAAACATAATAAACATAGTTATGGTTACTTAAGTAACTTAAGTGTCCTAGACCTATGTGTTCTGGACTTAAGTAACTTAAGTGTCCCAGACTTAAGTGTCTTGTACTTAAGTGAATACGAATTTGAGTGTCTTCTTCTCTGTCTCCGCCTTTAGTAATCGTTTAGATTAACTGAAGCAGTTGAAGGATAGTCTAATAGTTACTTCTTGGAGGGTAGTGGAGGTGTCCTCAGAACTCGTGTTAACTTAAGTAGTTAAACTACGCTTTGATTGTAGCTGATAAACAAGATAAAGTAAAGCTAAAACACCTTTAATTGTCTTAAATAATACCACGGAGTTAGTTATCCACAGTATTACCTTAGTTATCCACATAGTTATCCACACTTATATCTATATCTCATTAATTAATTGAATAAACCCAAACCCTATTCACTACGTTCAGAGAACCCTCGCTAAAGCTCGGATTCTTCTCTCGTCTGATTATGATTGTTAATATTACAGTCTGACTCACCTCACGGGCCCCCCCTGTAGTGGTTCTAAGGGAGCAGTAGATACCCGAGTGTCTGTAGTAATCGTAGTATCCTTGAATGAATGATTAAGTGATAGACAATCATTAGACTATTGAATACTATTGTTTATATTGATTAAACACTTCATATTCAGGTATCTATTAACACCCTAGTACTTCTGTAGCAAGCAAGCTTGGCTACTAAGTATGTTGAGTAACCTTACCTTTAGGTACATGGATAAACCGATTAAACAATCATACTGTTCCTTATCAATTAATCCATAAGAACTTAAGCTACTAACTTAGCTCTCAATCCCCTAACTTAGAGATGATTAACGATTAGATATCTTTAATCATCTTAGACTCAAACACTTAATCTAGGAGGATAGGTGTTTAGGAGGACGAGGTAATCTCAAGTTGATACAGTTGTTTTCAGTCACTTAGCGGTGATTAGACGCTTCGGTAATTTATGTTATTTGTAGCTTTAGTTTTCCTTTGTTTATCCTTGATTCACAAGCTGTCCTAAGCCCTTCGGCAGTCAAACATACCAAGAACCTTAAGTCAACCTAATAATCCTCGTTTAGAGGTCTTCAGTTGTTGGTCTATTGTTAACATCTCTAATCTTATGTTGTGTCTTCTTACGCACACCTGCGGTCATTAGGTTGACTTAAGAACCGTTGGCATGTTCTCTCTTGAATGTCTTAGGACAACTTATAAATCAATAAAAGGATAAACAAATGAAAACTAAAGCAACCCAACAAATAACAGAAATTACATTTAACGAAGCGTCTAATCCCTTCATCGCTAAGAGACTCGCTGAAAACAATGTATCAACTTGTGATTACTTCTATAAATTAAATTTAGATAAGGCTCAAGAGTTTGAGTCTAAGATGATTAAAGAATTAGAATCTAATCCTGAATCATCTTCTCCTAAGTTAGGGGATTGGGAGCAAGAGTTAGTTAAAGCTGAAGCTCAAATGGATGAATGGAAAGAGGAACGTAGTATGATTGTTAAGCAAATCGTAGCTGTTTATCCAGACTATGTACCTAAAGGTAAGGTTACTAAAAGCTCAACAGACTTAGTAGCTCAAGCTAAAGCACGCTTCGCTAAGAAGTAATTAATCTAGGGAGTTAATAGCTCCCTTTTTATTGTTCAGTATTTAATTATGATTGTCTATCTATCTTTTATAGTTGGTAGGTAGGTGGTTGGATTAGTCTGAGCAAAGCGAGGACGCATCAAACAGAGTGAGATTAGTCTGGGATTATTAGGAGATTATTATGAAGTTTAATAAGAAGCAAAGAGACTACTTAGATAAGGTAGTAGAACAGTCAGCTACTAGAATGATACTAGCTGATAACCTATTCAGTGTACATTCAACTGTTGAAGAAGACATTGCTAAGCTGGGTAAAGAATGGGAGACACAGTGGTCAGACATTGACCAGTATGTCAGTGATATGTTCATCAAGGTACACGGTGCTAAGATGAATCAACATTATTAATAGGAGTATGTTATGAGATTAGGACCAATGGAACAGATGGTACAAGACCAGATAGTGGAAGAGTATCCTGAGTATGATAAAGAAGGAGTGAAGTTTATACACGTTGATACAGGTAGGGAGTTCAAGGATTTAGATGCCTTGACTTACTTCATAACCAATCAGATGTGGGATGCCTTTGATGATAGGCTAATGTATATACAAGAACAGGAGAATGATAATGGGTAAGATGAAAGAGTTATGGGCTGAAGGTAAGACTGAAGTTCCTACATGGTATCAGTATCACGAGCGAGAGCTAGACCAGATGGTAAGTAATGTTATTATCTACAACGTAAGCTATCTAATCTCTGCTTTATATAACTCTGATGTACAAGGGGTTAGTGACGAAGACTTGTCTGAGTTAATGTGGAAGGTAGATGAATCCTTTGAAGAAGATGGAGCTGAGCCTACATACATTGAGGCGTTAGAGCATTGGATTGTAGAGGATTGGTTTGCTCATGACCTTAAGGAACGAGGTGAGATGGTAGGTGAGGTGCTTGGTATGACTGTATGGGGTAGAACAACCAGTGGTCAGGCTATCAGTCTGGATTATGTAGTCCAAGATATTCTAAAGGACATTGTTGAAAGGAGAAAAGCTAATGGGTGATGTAACTAGAGTATGGAAAGCAGGGGCGGAAGCTATAAGAAAGTATCCTCATATTAAGGATGCTGTAACGGATGCCTTTGAATTAATGAGAGATGAAGTAGCTGATGGTAGCTCAGATGAACTAGAACAAGAGAGGTTCTTAGAGCAGTTAGATTATTTAGTAGCAAAGGAGAAAAGATAATGGCTAGTACAGAAAGAGATGGCGTAAGGTATTTTAATTGTTGTATATGTGATGAGTTCTTTGAAGGCTGGGGTAATAATCCTGACCCTGTGAAGAATACACTAGGTGAATACTTTGATGAAGATGATGAGTGCTGTAATAATTGTAATAGCATGGTAGTAATGCCAGCACGTATGAAGGAGATGGGCTTATGATAGTTAAAGAAAGAAGAACAGTTTATATGGATGACTTAGTTGATGACTTGATGGATGGTATGGTAGGTCTTCAGGACTATCAAGTAATAGCTGTCTATGACACAGCAGGTAACCAAGTATCAAAGGCAGATGAGTTAGAGATTGTCATTGAGTATGAAGTTGAGGATGGTGTAGATAAGTCTGAGCTGACACCTGATGAACAGAACGATGAACTAAGAAGACTGGGGTTTTGATATGATAACTAACGATGAAGCAATGGATAGCGTATGTGATG